CTTAGACGCATAAGGATTTTGTGTATCACCATACGAAGCCTCTAAACTAATTACAGGAGTAGCACCACCACTAGACGCAACAGGAGATGTTCCTGTTACTGACGTAACTGTACCACTGTTTGTAGCCGCAATAGTAATAGATCCTGATCCATTTGTAACAGAGATACCTGTACCAGCAGTAATTGTAGATTTATTTAATGTACTACCTGTACTGTTACCAATTAATATTTGTCCATCAGTGTATGTTGATTGTCCTGTACCACCATCAGCTACTGCCAAATCAGTAATACCTGTAATAGCTCCACCAGTAATATTTACACTGTTAGCATTTTGAACAGACAATGTACCAAGACCACTGATATCTGTATTAGCTAATATAATATTACCCGTACGACCAGCAACAGAAGTAACTAAGTTAGTCTGGTCAATCTTTTGCCAGATAGTACCGTTAAAGATAGCCCAGTCACCAATAACCCAATCAGTTACTCCATCAAGGTTAGTACTACCGGAGACCGATACTACATAGTATGATCCTTGAGTACCTACACCTGAGGCAAGTGTTGGTGTGTTAGTTGATGCGTTCCATGAACCATTATAAATTAAACCACCAGTAAGACTTACCCAAGTAGTATCATAGTTAGTGCTACTTACTTTAGAAAGTACTTGACCTGCTGTACCGCCTGTAGCAATTCCTGGGGTGTTCATCCATGCAGAGCCAGTATACACCTTCATGATACTACTGACTGAATTGAAGTACATAGCTCCTGTAATCAGAGCATTACCATCATTGTCTACTGTTGGATCACTGGTCTTAGCACCCAGATAACGATCATCAAATGAATCATAAGAAGCAGCCGCAGCTGTTGCGCTTGCAGCCGCATTAGTAGCTTGTGTTGTTGCTATACCTGCTTGTGTAGTAGCAGTTGACGCACTAGTAGCGGCATTAGTGGCTTGCGTAGTAGCAATACCTGCTTGTGTTGTGGCAGTACTTGCACTAGCAGAAGCATTAGATGCCTGTGTAGATGCTGTAGAAGCACTGTTAGCCGCATTAGACGCTTGTGTGGTAGCAATCCCTGCTTGGGTCGTTGCGGTAGATGCGCTGGTAGCGGCATTAGTAGCTTCTGTAGTAGCAAGCCCTGCTTGTGTAGTTGCAGTAGAAGCACTGTTAGCCGCATTAGACGCTTGTGTTGTTGCAGTTGTTGCCGCATTAGTCGCAGTAGTAGCAGACGCAGTTGCAGATGATGCACTAGTAGCCGCATTAGTTGCTTGTGCTGTTGCTATTCCTGCTTGTGTTGTAGCCGTAGCCGCACTTGTAGCAGAATTGGTTGCTTGTGTTGTAGCCGTAGCCGCACTTGTAGCGGCATTAGTTGCTTGCGTTGTAGCAGTAGATGCACTAGCAGAAGCACCAGATGCGCTTGTAGCCGCATTAGTCGCCTGTGTTGTAGCAACTCCTGCTTGGGTAGTTGCTGTTGTAGCCGCAGATGTTGCAGTAGAAGCAGAACTAGCCGCAGCTGTTGCCGAGCTTGCAGCCGCAGTAGCGCTTGCAGCAGCTGCAGCCGCTTGAGTAGCCGCTAGGTTTTCATAACTTGCTGAACTTGTATCGTCAGTATTGTCATATTCTCCACCCTTCGAGGCATCAGTAGTAGCTCCTGGTGTTGTATTATATGCCATTTATACCTCCTTAAATGAGTCCATTTGTATTGAAGTTTACCTGTACGTTACCGCCAGAAGCTCTACGCCACTTCTCTTCTTTGTTTAATGAGAATACATTCTCAGCAAACTTCTTTTCATATCTCTGTTCCATCTTTTCATCAAACAAATAGGAACCTAAATTATATAATGCGCCCCATATAAGGAGTCGTTCATTCTCATCTCTTAACCAGTTAGATACTTCTTTACCTGTATAATACTTTGTAGTAACAGGAGTAGCATAAGCAGTTGCTTCAGCAGAAGTTGAAAAAGCTTTTGTAACTGAATTCAATGTAGAGAAGTATAATGGTGTATCTGTATTAACACCAGTCAATGTTAGGTATGGTTGGTTAGCATCAGATAAACTAATAATATAGTTAATTGGAATAACCGCATACGTAGCATCAAGCGCAGGAAGCCTACGATAATAACTGATCTCTAATATAGCACCAACAGCTAACTGTGGGTGAATAAAGATCTTACCATCTTTCCACATCCAATTATATACAGAATATTTTTCACTGTATAAGTCAAAGAATGTACGTGAATCTGTTACTTCATTAAATACTTTACTCACATTTGAAGGATAAGTAGAGTATGATGTACCAATATTGTCTTGTGCTAATGTACGTACATAAGTAAATTGTATTAAGTCTTCTGGTATGTCAAAGCAAGTGTAAGCATTACCATAAGGAAGCCCTGCACTACCATCTCCTACATTGTCTGTTGAGTCAACAGTGTATGTAACAGTAGCTTCAAGAGGAGGAATACGTAGTGTACGATAGCACTCATCAGCAGAATAACCTAGGCAATCTTGAATGACGCTATCTGGAATAGTATTTACTTCGGGTTTGTTTGACCAGTCACGTACTTTGTCTACGAGTGCGTCATATCGGGGTGTTGCCATAGATTATTCTCCTGTAAAATCAGAGAGCCTTTACGTTACTTGTTTTAAGCAAAGGATAGTCTGTTTCAATAATTTGTTTTAATCGTCTTAGGTTCGCAGGTTCCTGCATGAATGTTTCTGAGTGAATATCAAGACCATACTTGGTTAAGATATCAATAGCTACAATATCAGGGATAATTGCAAATGAACGGTATGTCCGACCGTTGGCGGCAAATGAATCTAATTCTCTTTGTTGTGCGGCATAATCTTTGTATGCACTTACATCTTGTACTAGTTGAAAATCTTTTTCATCAGTCTTAACTTGGAAACTATTTTTGTTTCCGTCTTGTGATAGAAAGCCCATGTGTCCTCTTGTATAGTTTAGCGATAGCTAATGCTATCTCTATTTAGTTAGTCATTGCGGCACTAAAAGCACCGTCAATGGTAAAACAACCGTATTCATATTTTGTGTTAGAGCCGTCGAAAGCTGTAACAGACGCAACAACAATAGCTCCCGCAGTAGTGTTAGCACCATCATAATATTTTACCTGAGTAATTTTTCCACGAATAACATTAGGTGCTCTATAGTCTGAACCAGCGTCCAGAGTATCAGCAGATGTACTAACATTAACCACGTAATTATCAGGAATATATGTTCGAGTACCGTTTGTCGCAGTAATTCGTAGAAATTCCATTTGTGTTCCTTTATATTAGGTCTGAAAAGTGTCTGATCCTATGACAATTAGCACATAGTAAAACACATTTATCAAGTTCTTGTTTTGCTTTTTCATTTAGAGAAATAGTATCCCGTAGGAAATGAGTAGGATCTTTATCTGCTTTTGTAGAAGGGTCTGTATGATGAAATTCAAATGCAGCTTGGTGTACTATTGATAAACAATCATTACATTTGCCGCCTTTATAAGCAATAGCTTCAGCTTTTAAATTCCTAGATTTTTCTTTTCGAAAAATAGACCTACATTCTTTACAATCACAATTGTATTTGATACCACTTTTTTTAATTTTTGTTAGTACAGAAAAGTCTGATACTGATTTGACTTGATTACAAGTCCTACAAGTTTTTGTTTCCATAAATTCCTTATCAATAAAAAAAGGGGATATGAACTTGTCATACCCCCTTTTTAAGGTTGTTGAGGTTATTGCTCCTCAAGAGTAAGTGATCAGCTTACTCTACCTAAATTAGGCACCCGACAGACCGAAAATCATTCCGCAACCTTTTGGATTCCTACACTCAAGTGTACCCTCTTCAACGATCTGACCGATGATAGAGTCACCCAGCTGACCGAGGTCAACTTCTTGCAGAGGACGCAAGCTAGCGTAGCTGAACCACATTGGGTCATATACGAATGCTGTAAAGTTAGCTGTGTTATCCAAACCAGAAACGGCAGTATTAGAAATACCCATTACGTAGTTAGGAACAACCATGATGTCACCGAAGTCGGACATGTAGATTTCAACTGACTGACGGAGTTTACCATCAGCATCGATGTTACGACGAACGTTACCATCACCAGCATTAGAAGTAGTAGAACCTGCAGACTGAGCCTTAGCAGAGAACACACGACGATTTGCGGGAGACAGCATCAACTTAGTAGCCTTACCACCGTTTTCGTAAATGCCTTGCATAACTGTGTCAACGTGTGACAGAGCTAAAGAGACTTTGTCAGCAGAAGTAACAGTAGTAAATGTACCGCAAACACCGCCACCTGGATTAGTAGGAGCAGTGTATTCACCGGGAGTAGCCAACACGTTCAATGCAGTAGCAGGAGTTGTGCTAGCGGCAGTGTAGTTAATCCAAGACTGATAGCCACCGAAAGTACGGGTGCCAGAGCCGTTAGAAGACTTCCAACCGTTAGTTAAGTCAAACTCAACATCCCTGCGAAGTTCGGTACCACGCTTTTTGAGCTGGTATGCGTATTCATCAGCAACACCTGCTTGGTCAACAGCACGCTTAGTGCCAGTAACTGTAACAGTCTTGGAGTTAATTTGTGTGTAGTTACCCAAACGTGTACGGAAGGGTTCAGCAGCTTGAGCCGCATTTTGTGTAGAGTATGATACACCCTCGGCTACAGGAGCAGAAGTTGGGGCTGCCAACTCGTCTGTTTGCCATTCGTGAAACACAGCCGTAGCCTTAGTCTTGCCGATAGACGACAAGAAAGGTGTCTCATCACGAGAGATCATTGAAATAAAATTCGCTAAGTCTTCACGCTCACCAGCGTTGACAGCGTTACCCGTAGCGGCAGAGCTACGAGCGGCAGCTTTAGGGCCACCTGTTTGGAATGTTTGTCCAGCCATTTGTTATTTTCCTTTTAGTGAGAAATTAAAGTTTTTTGCTCACTGAAGAAATACGTTTTAGAAAATCTAATTCGTCTTGTTTAGATCCTTGACCTGTTAGAACTTTAGCTCGGTTATTATTAACGGCTTGTTTCTCTTTTTGAGAACTCGAAGTTCCCTTCTTTGAGGGTATCGATTTCACGTTTGGAGATGCCTTTCGTTTTGCTTCACCAGTTTCTTTAGCAGTTTTAAGTTTACGATAATCATTAATGAACTTAACTACGTTAGGGTCATAGACCGCTTCCAGTAGTTGTTCAGGGATACCTTCTTTAATAGCGAACTCACGAATATTTTTAGCAACTTTTTCTGAATAGTCAGGAATGAGGTTAACAATGTTTTCCTCATACTGTCTCAGTAACACTTGTTGTTGTTCTATTTGTTGAGCTTGAATCTTTTCAACTACAGCTCTAGTTTGTTGTTCACGTTTATTACGTGCATTCCAATACTTTTCCTGTACTTCTTCAAGTTGCTCTTTGAGTTCCCTAGCTGTGTAGGAATCACCTTCTTCTCGGGCTTTTTCAATTTCGCCTTTGACTTTATGATATTGTTGTGCAAGATTAAATTCAACTGCAGTCAGTTCTTCATTAATAACTGATCCAAGTTGAATAATCTCTTGTAACTTTTCTGTTCGTTCTTGGTCGATCTGTTTCTTCAGTTCGCCTAGTTCACGCCCCTTTTGAGATAGATGTTGATCAGTAGAATAACCCTTACGGATTTCTTCTAGGGTAACATACTCAGTCTTACCGTCAACTGTGACAGGTACTTTGTATTCCCAATCGATATCATCTTCAGAAGGCAAGTCAGTATCTTGGGTAGACGTATCATCCTCAACTGTATTATCTTCTTCTGAATCATTCGATTCTTCTTCTTCATCTAGGTCATTTTCAGACTCGGTATCGTTCTCTTCTTGGGCTTCTTCTTCCGATACTTCGTCTGGACTTGGGACGCCATCGCCTTCTTCTGGTAGAGATTCTTTAAGTCCCAACAGTTCTGCTGCTGGAGAATTACGTAGAATGTCATCAAGGCTCTTCACTTCCAAGTCTGCACTATTCGATCCGTCATCAAAACTCTGGCTACTGATTTCAGAAGCTGGAGTGCTGGTAGAGAGATGTGGTAGATTCATATTCTTTTACCTTTGTGTCCGTTATTGTTTGGCTTCAGCTTTAGCTTTTTTAGCTACAGCCATACGTTCAGCGAAGTCACCCTTAGATGGTTCCATCATTCGGTTGATTGCATCAATAGCATTTGTTAGATTAACAAAGGTTGGTGCATAATTCCCTGCTCGACCTACACCGCCATTTGACCCGCATTGGACCAATTCACGTAGGATTTCTTCTCGTGCTTTCTCAAGCACATCTTTAGCTTTATTCATATCACTCATATTATTCCTCAGACCCCTCTTGGGTATTGTTTTGTTGTTGGATGAACTTGACGTTATTACCGTACATTTCGATACCAACTAATTTTTCTTTAACACTGCCTAATGCCATAGCGGTATGATACAGGTACTCTCGTTCTTTAGAACAATGAGGCTCTGTCTTCAACCACGTAACAAAAAGGTCAGCTAAAATTTCGCTATATGCGTCACCAAAGAATTGTTCACGTTCCCGTTGAACAAACTCTGCACGACCAAGAGCTACTTGGGCTTCACGAAAAGGTTCTACTTTGTATTCACCTGTCTCATGATTCATCTTCGGCTTAATCTTCGCTTCAAAGCCTTTACGATATTTATCCATAAATTATTTCTAGAAATACTCCCCCATCTCTGAGGGAGGTTATTGTTTACATCATTGGGTTTTCACCAGCAGCCGCAGGTCCACCCTGTGGTTGTGGTGCTTGACTTCCTTGAGGCGCACTTGCATCATTATGCGAGTCAGCATCAATGAACGACTTAGCCATTGCAAGGAGTTCTTTAATATCAGGCTTAGGAGGCATATCAACACCTTCTTTAGCCGCCTGAATATATAACTTACCCCATTCTTGATAACTCTTATCCAATGCAACCATAAGTTGTTTGGTGTTATCTTGCATGGCATTTTTAGCTTGTACATTAGTGAGATCAAGAGTTGCTTGTCTCTGTGCTATGTCAATCATCTTAACTTGTTCTTCAAGTTGTTTCTGCTTTTCACCAGCCTGCATTTCACCTTCTCTTGACTTCATTGCTTGTTCAATGAACTTAGGATCAGTGTAGTCAACAAGGAAATCTAAAGGATCCATGTCCATTGACTCGATTGCTTTACATGCAATAGTTACTGCGGCTTGTGGGCTAACAGCTCCACCAGCTCCTGCTTGTTGCAGTGCTGGAATAATTTGTTGACCAATTACATTCATCTTTTTCATGATATTGCTGTTACTGTTTTCACCAACATCAACATCAACATAGAGCATCAAGTTGCTTGGTAATGTGCCAGGATCAACAGACTTAAACAAGTCATTCTGATCATAGTAACCAACTTCTTGACCACGCAATTTATCACGCATTGTCTTGTAGATACCTTCACAAAGTCTCTTGAACCCTGTTTCAGCAAATCTACGAGCCATATATTGAATACGTACCTGTGCAGCAGACATAGCCCGTTGCATCTTTTCTTCTGAATTACCTGATACATATAGTGTATCATTAAGACCTTGAGCCGCTTTAGACAAACCTGTAGCCTGTTCCTTGTGCATTTGTAATAGCTCAAGAATAGGTACTGTACCTGTACTAATAGTATCAGGTGTCATAGATGCTACTGCATTGTTAGGATTACCGTTTGTGGCAATAATCTGTTTAGGCTTCATGTTCTGTAGAGCACTGAAGTCAACAACGTTAGGGTCAGCAAGCTTAGGTGAATAGTTAGTTAAGTAGACGTTCTCAATGAATCCACGCATGATAGCTGTTGAGGCTAGTGTCATGGGTCGAATCATATCTGCTACAGACAAACCAAAGAATTCATGAGGAACTTCAAAGGGACAAAGAGTCGCCAATGGAATCATATCACAATCTTCTTCAAGAAGAATTGTAGAACCAGCAATAATAAAATGCTTTAGCTCTGCAATACCATCACCATCACGGTCTACACGTAACCAACACTCAATAACAGTGAGTTGTCGATTAGCTTCAGACGGGAATAGCTCCCGTGAATTTCCCCCAAGCCAGTACTCTTCACCAACTAGACGCTTACGAGCTGCTTGCTCTTCGGTGTACTTGGTAGCCCAATCATAGCTACCGTCTCCAATGGCGTCCCAGTCAATATTCTCTGCTATGTCGGGGAAAAACTTTCTAACTTCAGATCGAGTCATATCAATCTGGATACCCACAAATGCCGCATCATCAAGTGAGTGCGCATCCCGTGTAATACGGAAACATTCTGGGTGTACATTTTTAATTAAGATTCTTGTCTTGTTCTTTTTCTTTTTAAGGCGAACATCCTTGTATACCATTTTGTATACAGCATTACCTTCTTCATCGGTGTCTAACTCTTGATCATATTTAAGATCACCGATAATT